TAAAGATGCAATTAATTCTTGTTTTTGTCTAGCTAATCTTAATTCTTCTTGATATTTATGCGACATTGCCTTTTCGGCATCATTCGCTAATTTTTGCTCCTCTAAATATCTTTGTTTATTTAAAGAAGAAATCATCGCTAATTTTGATGAATTATCTGTTGTAACAGTTTTAGCATCTATTGCAGCTTGTCTTTCAATTTGTTTTTGTTGTGCAGCTAAAATGGTTGCAGCTTTTCTTTCTTCAATTTGTCTTTCTCTTTCTGCTCTTTTTTCAGCTGCTTGAGTTATTTTATTGTTTTTATCAATTTCAGCCTTAGCGGCTTTCTCTGCATTTGCTATTTCTGTGGCTAATAATTTATCTGATAACTCTTTTTCTTTACTTTTAGCTTTTTCATAAGCAGCCCACTCGGCATTTATAGATGCAATTCTTTTAGATTCTGCTTGTTTTTGAGCATCGGCAAGTTTTTGAAGTCCAATTCTGGCTTTTTCCATAGCCTTTTCTTGAGCCATTAATGCCTTTTCCATTTCTTTGGCAGTACTATCAGCTCCACTTGGAGTTGTAGGTGCTTTGTAAGTTTTAGTTTTTTCAATTTGAATAACTAATTTATCTACTACTGCAAGTGCATCATTTAAGTCTTTTAAAGCATTAGGACTTAAAAACTCTATAAAACCATCATTTGCCATTTTTTCTTTGTATTTTAATTATATTTTTACCCGAGTTTTCAATAGCAATATACATCGCTAAAGTAATTGTTTCGTCAATGTTTCTATTATGAATATTACTTAAACCTACAATGCTCTGAAAAAAATCAAATTCATTCTTATTTTCTTTGCCAAAATACTTTTGCAACTCCAAAGTCGCCATCGTTAAATCATTCTCGATAATACCACACTCAACTTGTAATACCCTTAATACTTCTTCGCCCCACTCTGCATCTTTATCAAAATAAATACCGCACCCTTTCTTTAAAGCAGTAGTTAGCTTTTCTTTCATTTCATCCGTAACTGGATTGTAATACAAAAAGTGCATCACTTGCTTTATCGTTTCTATTTTATAAGACAACAAATTCACATTAAAAGTTAATTCTAAGTATCTTTTTGCTTCTTTATTATCCGATTTTACAAAGAAATCATCATATATTGTGGAAAAAACAGCCTCTAAGTCCTCATTTTCTTGTTCTGCAACCAAAAGAGTGTAATCTTTTGAATGTAAAACGTCAAAGAACAGTTTTGCGGGTATATTTTCTATCGAGTTGTACTTTGCCATCTATTGTCCTAATTCTTTCTTAATTGCCTTTATAAAATCGTTTTTAACGTATTTATTAAGGAAAAAATCAAATTTATCTTGATGTAGATTAAAAATATTTCTGCCTTTTTTATTATATTGACTCATTAATTTATATTTTTTCCAATCAGTTGCATCAAATAAATATTTTTTATTTTTTTCTATTAATAAAAAGCTATTAATAAAATCTCCCTCTAAAATTAAATCAACAGCACCACCAGCTAATGGATTTTTATTATATTTAAAAGGAGCATAAGTATCATAACCTGCCAACTCATTTACTGCGTAGGAAGATGTTGTTGAATAACTTGCTTCGCCATTACTATAAATATTTCCTTGTTCGTACTCGTTTCTTTTTATAGCAACTAACTCTTCCTCGTTATTTATTATTTCTATGTTTACGAGGTTTTTTAAATGTTGTTGGTTCAACAACGGTTGTAACCTCTTGCTCATTTCCTTTGCTGATATTCCCATCTTCTGCTATTTTTGCAATTGATACTTTTTGTTTATTGTTTCTGCAAGGAATACAATATTCTGCTTTTTTGTTTGAACACGTTGCTAAAAATTCATTAATTAAATCATTATCAACTTGATTTGTGTTAGTTTTAACCCAAGCAAATTGCTCTACTTTGCTTAAAGTACAAAACCAATCTGCATCACTTCCAAATAATTCTATGTTAAATATAGTCATAATATTAAATTTTATTCAAAAATACAAAAAAAAGACGTACAAATATGCACGTCTTTTCTTCCCAAATCTTTAAGTCTGTAAAATTACGCTACCGTTACTACATTTCCAGTAGTTCCGCTGTAAAATTTATTACCAACTTTTGCAGTATTAACAGCTCCATCAGCTAAAGTAACTGTTACCACATCCGCAGCTGCTAAAGTAGCAGTTGGTGTAATAGTGTACTCTTTTGTAGTAGCATTGTATGTAATAGCTCCTACAATTGCATTAGTAACACCACCTACTGTAAGTCTGAAATTAGCAGCAGCTAAACCTGTGATTGCAAACAAATCATTCCATTTCCAAGTTGGCTTAACATAAACTTTGTTATCAGAAGCATCAGCACGACCTACAATGTTTACATCAGTAATACCAAACAATTCAGAGTTTGGATCAAAGTCCAAATCAGTCAAAAGGTTTACATATTGGTTGTACTCAAATGGATTAGTAATTTGGAACATCAAGATAGTTGAAGCCGAATTAGTACCATTGTTTTCAGTATAACCATTAGTGTTTAACATACCAGTTGTTAAACCTTTGATTTGTGTACCATCAACACTTTCAGCACATTTGATAAACCCAGTTTCGTAAGTAATCAATGTGTCGTATTGTTGGTAAGAGTTGTAAGAATAAGCAATCTTTTGGAACGCTAATCCTTGTTTAAATGTAGCAGTAAAAGTTGGTTTCCCTTGTCTTACTACTTCCAAAAGTCCTGATTGACTTTCTTGCGTTGTAGCATCTGGAGTTTCAGATACCATTTCAAAACAACCTACTAATGGAATGAAATTCCCTAGTTGACATTGTTCTTGAACGTAAGCCTTGTCAAAAGTATCTGTCGCTTTCTCTAAAGACCATCCTTTTGGAACTAAGATTACACCATTTGGTAATCCTTCAATTGCTTGGCACGCTTCTAAGCCGCTACCGAATCTGCTTGTGGTGCAATCTACACCTGTTATAATTGCCATAATTTCTTTTTTTTAATTACACGTTTGCACGTTGGTTATTTTAATTGTTGTTTCTAATAATATAGCATCCCATTTGTCAATAGTAAAGTTTTCCTCTCCGTTTCCGTAATTTGGAAACTCGGTTATTGTATAACTATTTGTCCACGTAACGCTTCCGCTTCTTCTAAAAATATTTTCAATGTTTTCTACCAAAGGGTAAAGAATATTTTTGTAACTCAACATCCATCTTTGCTCGTTTGTCAAATCTACATTTGTATTCTGACAAGCTAAAACCAAAGACAATTTTGTTTCACATTCTTGCTTTCCTTGAACACTCGAGTTCGATGTTTGATAGATTAAAGGGTAAATTGTTCTAGCTTCCTTTGAAAATAGCTCTAGCTGTCTTAATAAATGTTGTTTGTTTCCCCATTTGTAAATGGTTGTGTAACCATCTATTAAAGGCAAATCTTCAAACAATCCATTCAAAAATTCTTCTACAACTATCATAAACCAAAGTAGTTTAAAGGAGTTTTGTTTCTAAAGTAAGTAATATCATAAACATCATTATTTCTGCTTAAATACTCATACAAAGTAACTTGATTCCCTATATTCGTGTTGCCAAAACTAATAAATTCTCCATTCCAATTATTTGAAACGTCGCCATTATTATTCATCCCTCTACCTACATACATCATTACAAACTTGTTCCAAACTGAAACTTGCTTAACGCTAGGATCGTTCATAACTGAATTTTCTGCTTGTGGTATTTGCATACCAGTTGTAGAGTAAGTTTGAAAGTCCATACCTAAGTAATAAAAGAAAACGTAATAAGCTATTAGGCTAATCTTCTTTGTTCCTATGGTGTATCTCAAACCTTGCCAGTCATCTTTCCCATTAACTAAGTCAACCCATTTCTGAACTGGACTTGCAATCCAATCTCCGTTTGGCTCAAATTGTGCATTTAACTCTTGTAGTTGCTCGTAACCAAGAATATCAAGTAACAATGATTGCTCAATACTTTCAATCTCTTGAGCTAACTGTGTCGTCGCAGTCGGTAATACACTTCCGATACTCGGTTGTGCAACAGCATTTGGAATGTATAATTCCTTAGTCTGAAAGTATTGAGCATTTATTATCATTATTTCTCTATTACAGTTGAAGTCATTTCAGGAGTTTTCTCTTTTACTTTCACATCCTTAGCTACTTTTGCTAAACCTTTAGCAATTAATTTATCAGCGTGAACTTTGTGTAGTAAATAAGTATTTCCATCCAATTCTACTGCTTTGTAATCCGATGCTTTATCGAATGTAGCAGTTCCTACAATTTTTGCTTCTTCTTCTTTGATACTAAAATTTGACATATATTAGAGTTTTAAAATTACGGTTTCAATAACGCAGCTCTTACTGTTGCAAGGCTAAACGCCATAGCTCCAGGCAAGTTGTTTTTAGCTACTCTCAAAATAGAGTAAACCTCTCCAACTGCTGACTTCTGGTTTTTGATGAATTGATCGTTGTAAGTACCAAAACGCAAGATGAATTCAGAGTGCATTTCACGGTAGATTGAACTATCCATAACAATTGCAGTTCCTAAAGTAATTGCATTAGATGAAACAACTCTCATTCCGTTGATTGAACCATTTTGCATATAAGGCAATAATCTTGAATTACCCTCTGTGTCCTGTGTGAACATTGTAGTTACAATATCGCTTGGGTGCATAAGAACTAAATCAGCGTTGAAGTTCATTCCGTTGATTACAGATTGTGCAGCAATAACCGCAAGTCCGTTATCTGGAATAACCAAAGTATCATCCATTACAGAAGTAGTGTAAGCAGTACCATTTGAAACAATAGTTCCAATCAATCCGTTGTTCCAGAATCTTACTACTTTTTCTTCAAACATCATAAGGATTTCATTGTACAACAATTCGTTGTCAACTTCAAATTCCTCAGTCCACTCGATGTGAGCAGCATATTTCTTACGCAAAGTAAGTGTTCTCAAGAATGTATCAGAAACTAATGGCTTAGTACCACCCTCAGCAACTAAAGCAACAGCTCCCTCAGCAGTAGCTTGCTCATTTTTGATGATTTGTTGTGGAACTCTAGCAACTTGTCTGTTAGAGATAACATCTAAGATGAAATTCTCTGGGTAACGAATTTTAGAAATTTCGCTTTCAAACTCAAAGTTTTCATTCAATGGCAATAATACACCAGTATCATTTGCAACAGCAGTAGAAGCCGTGTAAATAGCAGCAGAACGCTTAGCATTAAAAGTAATCTCTAAATCACTTCCGCTTCTGATAGCCTCACAAATATCTTTGTGTTGCTCTTTTACCATTTTACGAAGTTGGAATTTCTCTACATTAGACAATTGTCTAACATTGTTTTTCTCAACTTTCTCTAATCCCTCTGCAAGGTTACGCAATTGCTCTGCAACTGTTACTGTTTGTCCTTGCTCGTTTTTTTCTTGCGCTCCTAATACACTTCTTAACGCTTCTGTTAAAGATGCTGAATACGCTTCTTCTTGTTTTTTTGCTCTCTCATTCATTTCGTTCTCAATAGCCGAAACGAACTTGATTTGGTTTTCATCCAAAGTAGCACCACCTTTTTCTAAGGCACTTCTTAAATTTAATGCTTCCATTTTGTTGTTTTTTTTAAAATAATGTTACTTTTCCCTTTTCAATCTCTATAACCTTTTCTTCTTTTGGAGTGTTCGTCACGGCTCTTGTAGCTAAAAGATTATGTAAGTCATTTATTTGTTCTGGACTAAATTTGTCCAATACTGCTCTCTCTTGTAATTCATTGAAACTTCTTAACTGTGCATTTTCATCACTAGAGAATGTTACAAGTGAAATTTCCCCTAACTTTATTTCTTTAAGAATATAAGCATCCATTGTCGCATCATATTCTGTTTTATCCCATATATAGTTAAATCCGTAAGATAATTGTCTTAAAACACCTTGCGACACTTGACTAACCGCTTCATCAGCATAACCTACACCCTCAATTATATCTCCCTCAAAATACAAGCCATAATCATCTTCTTGTAATATTGTCGGTCTGCATAATGGCTCTGTCTGTCTGTGTTGGTTCAAAACCAAGATTGGATTTCCACTTGTGCTTCCAATTCCTCTAGCATTCAAACTATTTAAAGTCGCACCTTTCAATACAATCTCATTGTAGTCATTCTTGCTTCCCCATACAATAGCATAGCCTTTTACCTTTCTATCAGCAGTTATCTCTAACTTTGCTCTCTCTGCATCAAGTCCAAGTGAAACTGGATTTTTAAATAAATCCCTTTGTGCCTTAAATTCTAATATTTTATTTTCCATTGTATCTCTCTTGTATTTTTAAATATGCTTCTGACATATCTATTCCGTTAGCCTTTAACTTATCTAAGTTATCAATCATTAACCCATCTGCTTCAAAACCAGCTTTTTTATCCTCTTGTAATGCTTCAATACCACTAAAGTTTGGCTCAAAAGTCCACTCTGCTGGCAAATAATAAGCCTTGTTTAAACTTTTAGCCACATCATAAGCCGTTCCCTTAATTACATTTTGCCAAAAACTTTTCTCTGCAATCATTTGATTACTAAAAGTCGCATTGTCTTTCTTTGGTATCAATTCTTTGTTAACGCCAAAAACACCAGCAATCTTAATAGCGTTCTCTAATGTTTCATCAAATGGCTCTAGCTCCTTAATCGTTCCCAACGTCTTAATGAACTGCAAAGGCACACTTGACATTCCAATAAAGTTCTTATCGCCTATCAACCCATTTCTATCTTGCAAATCTTTAAGCATCGTATCTCTAGTAATAGGATCAATCGCTTCTTGCAAACTAGCACCACCTCCTCCAACAGGAGCTTTTGCTAAAATACCAGCATTACCATTCTTAGCATATACATTATACCTCGCTTGATAAACCGCCAATATGTTATTTATGTTTTTCTCACAAGCAAACAATGGACTTCTTCCCATACCCGATTGTGTAATGCCTAAAGCCGTGCTATGCAATACATATCTAGGCTGTATCTTATGTTCGTAAAAAAAGAAAGTCTTGTAATAATCAACTATATCCCCAATACTTTTCATTAAAAAAGGATTACTAATGCTCTTTTTTAATACTGGAGTTGTAAAGTTAGGTCGTAACACCCAAATATTACTTATATTGTCGTAAGTAGGATTAACAATGCTATCAGCAGTCTTTGTGTAATAATAACTATTGCCATCAGCCAACTTACTAAACACCTCTTGATAAATTAAATCACTAAACTTATCCAAAGGATTAGGAGTATCTAATAACTTCTTTAAATTCCCTTGTGGAGTTATTATCTCTTGTGTACTTCTGTTTATAATATCATATTTGATATTCGCACATCTTTCGGCAATCGCATCAATGGGTATAAATATTTCAGCAATAGTATTAGCCAACTCATAAGCCCTACTTTGGTCAAACTTAATTAACCTATCTCCATTAGCATTTTGTAAATACTGATTAAAATAGCTTAGCCAAGCTCCATCATTCTGAACTTCTGCAAAACCTTGCGGTGAATTTTTCTTTCTACCAAATAATGACCACGCCATTTATTATAATATTTTGTGACAAATATATAAAATATTATTAACCAAATAACAAATTCTTATATTTTATCTTTAAGATGTTCGCTGCACTTGCTAAACTGTCAATAGCATCCTTTTTATGCGTATTACTGCTTTCCCTATCGTAACTCGTAACGTGATTGATAAATCTCGCATATTCTTGATCTTCCTTGTACCTCTCGTCAAAAACAAAATGATTTCGTATAAACTCACTATTGCTCAATATCCTAGCCTCCTTTGGAATTGTTACCGTAAACGGCTTGACCTTTGTCGTATTACTCAAATCACGCTTCAACAACATAAACGCTGCTGCTCCTATGCCGTTAACTTCCAAAAACACCTCCTCAATAAAATGCTCCCTAGTCTTGTCAATCATCCTGTCATTCACAATCTCAATCCCCTCCTTACTGTGAACTATCCCTTTTACAAAACATAACAGCTTCCCTTCAATAATCGCAACGTGCATAAACGGAATAGAATAATAATCTCCACCAACATTCGCTGGATCGCCAACCGCAAACTTCCAAACTATACTCTCAAATGGAATATTAGCCAAATTCCAAAACTTTAAACTCTGTAATGGCAATAACTTCCCTTTTAGGTCTTGAGGGTTCTGCTGGTACTGCGTTTCAAATACATTCTCGTCAATTTGCCGAATATTGTTCAATTCAGCCAAAGTTTGCTTAAATTCCCACAAGGCGTGTTCAACTCCAAACTTATCAACCGTAATACAAGGAATATCTATAAACTCCCACGCTTCTTCCTCCGTTTCTTTTAAATACCCAATTAAATCGTTACTATGCAGTCTTTGACCAATAACTATAATAGGCGTATCTCTACTGTTAGTCCTTGACCTAATCGTATTCTCAAACCTTTCATTAACCCTCTGCCTTTTCAAATCACTCAACGCATCATCAGGCTTTAACGCATCATCAATAATAATCGCACCCGCAAAGCTATTTTTCTTCTCATCTGGCATCGCACCCAAAATATCCCTATCAACCTCTCCAGCACCAAACCCTGTAATCTGTCCTCCAGTCGCAGTTGCATAAACACCACCACCAACAGTAGTCGCCCACTTACTTTTACTAGCACTACTCTTACTCAACTCAACATAAGGGAATATAGCACTATAATCCTCACTATCAACAAAATCCCTTACACTCTCACTATTGTCCTCAGCCAAACTACCACTATAACTCAAATGAATAAACTTGCTACTTGGATTATGTGCCAATCCCAAAGCGATAAAATTCTTAACAGCCAATTCAGTCTTGCCATATCTCGGTGCTATACTTATACAAACCCTTTTTAACTCTCCCCGCAATATTCTATCCATAGCCTTGCAAATAATCTCGTGATGACTATTTACAACAAAACTCCTATTAAACCGTTTCTGAAAGAAATACTTAGTAAAAGCCAAACTATCCCCCATTAATCTAGCTTGCAGTATTTGTAAAGGACTTAGACCATTTAGCATAAAAAAATATTTGGTGTAAATTTATAAAAAAAAATTTTAAAAAGACCAATTTACTCAATAGAAATATCCCCTTACTATTATTAGTAAAGTTAAAGTGCAAATATAAAAATAATATTTGTTATAACAATGGAAAAAGTAAAAAAAGATATGGCTCAAAATTGCTAAAAATTTTTTTGGTGTTTATATCCCCGCCCGCCTCTGGCTTTCAAAAGTTCAAACGTTTTCACCGCCTCCGCTTTGGGTTGGTTCGCTTCAGCGGTTGCAGCGTTAACGGCTCTCGCTCCAACGGTTGCAGCGTTAACGGCTTCCGCTCTCACGGTTGCAGCGTTAACGGCTTCCGCTTCAACGGTTGCACTATTCCGCTTCCGCTTCTGGTGTTATATCAATAGTGTTATTGTCTAGCTGCTTTAAGATGTCGTTTACCTGGTCAATGCTAAGCGGCGCGGTGTGTTTTACTTCGGCGTCTATCTGGATACGGTCGCCATACTTCTTCGGCGCTAACTTACTTAATAACCATTTTTCGCTATCAATTATAAGTCGATCCCTTTGTACTGCGACTGGGTTGGGACGTATGTTGCCGTCTTTGTCTGTATAGAAGTCGTTTACCCTGCTATGTGCTAACCTTATGATGTTTTCCGCTTTCAAGTCGTTACGATATTCGACGGCTCGCGCATATGCGTCAACTAGTCGTATATCTTTCTCGATATAGTCTATAAACTGCATCCGTGTTATATCTTGATCTTTGCACGCTTGGGTTAACGTTGCGCCGTTCTCCTGTATATCTCGGATGATGTCAAGCGCTCTATTTAATAGCTTTGCTCTTACTTCTGGCGTTCCTCTCCTTTCAGGTTCTTTTGTCAATGTAGATCCAGCCGATGTCACTTGTATTTGTTTTTTCTTTCCCATAAGTTTTTATTATTAGTTTGTACAAATGTATAAATAAAATATATTTAATACCTTAATTGTGTTAAAGTTATGTTAAAGTCAATTAGCAAATATTATTATTAATACATGTTTTTGTACATTTGAATATCAAATAAAAAAATCTTTTAATCTAAAAACAAATTACAATTATGGAAACTATTAAGTATTTAGGATGTTTTTTAAACGTTACCGAATCTCAAAAATTATCTGGCGCGGATGTGTCATTTCATTATGAAGATGGAGACAAATATATTATAATATTAGCTTGTCAAGATGGTGAAGTTTGGCAGCAATGGGCAGCCGAAAATAAATATTTGTCTTTAAATGT